AGTCTTCCCAGTGTTACGACTATCCTTTCAGCAACTAAGGATATGACTCATTTAAATGAGTGGAAAAAACGCATTGGTGAAGAAAAAGCCAAACAGATCACAACAGAAGCTGCCGGCGTGGGCACAGCCATGCACAGTAACCTAGAAAGATTCATCGCAGGTATACAACGACAGCCCGGCAATAATCCTGTTCATGTCCAAGCAAATAAAATGGCTGACGAAATAATCAAGAACGGACTATCAGATGTTAACGAAGTGTGGGCTATGGAGCAGAGCTTATACTTTCCAGGACTTTATTCCGGGACTACTGATCTTGTAGCGGTTTACAAAGGTAATCCGTCAGTCTGCGATTATAAGCAAACTAATAAACCCAAGAAAGCAGAATGGGTTGAAGATTACTTTTTACAGTTAGTAGCTTATATATTAGCACATAATGAAGTCTACGGCACAGACATTCGTGAAGGTCATGTGTTTATGTGTTCCAGAGCCTGCGAATATCAGCAGTTTGATCTGTGGCCCAGCGATTTCAACAAATATCAAGACCTCTGGCTAGAAAAGGTAGAAGAATACTACAACTCATTAAGATAAATACCCTATAACGGGAAATTATCTATGGCTGTCGTTCAGATATCTAAAATACAAGTCCGCAGAGGACAAAAAAATTCAAATAGCGGTATTCCGCAGCTTAGTTCTGCAGAATTTGCCTGGGCTATTGATACTCAAGAACTTTATATCGGTAATGGTTCTGTAGCAGAAGGTGCTCCTTATGTAGGCAACACTAAGATCATTACAGAACATGATAACATCTTAGATCTAGCGTCTAGTTATCAGTTCGGTTCTAACGATACAGCAATAACATTATCTATTCCAAGAAGCTTACAATCGAAGCTAGATGAATATGTAAGCATCGCTGACTTTGGCGCTATCGGCGACGGTTCTACAGACTGCACTGAAATTTTTCAAACTGCATTTACTCAATTATTTAGAAATGCGAATTCTAATTATAAAAAAGTTTTAATGATACCTAACGGAGAATATTTAATCTCCGGAAGTTTAGCGATACCAAGTAATGCCATCATTAGAGGCGAGACACAGTTAGGAGCAGTAATTAATATTGGTGCTAACAACATTCGTTTTATTACCAGCGATGGGACAGAGTTAGCCGGCTTCGACAGTTCTAATCGTCCTCAAAATGTAGAAATTTCAAATATCACTATCTTAAGATCTACCGGTTCTCTGATTCTATCTGGTCTAGCAAATAGTAAACTAGAAGGAGTGAGATTCAAAGGAGAATATCGTCTAGGAGATTCTGTTACACTCTCGACAGCAGCGGCCGCAGTTGTTTGGTTGAACACATTGTCTGGAACGAAAGTCAACGGTGTTGAATTTAAATCTTGCATATTCGATTCAAACGAATTGAGTGTAAAATGTTCGCAGACCGTAGCGTTTGAAACTATAGTAGGTTTCGTCGGCTGTAAGTTCTTAGTTAATTATACATCTATCTACATCGATGGAGTTAATGGACAGGACAACAAATGGTATATCAATGACTGTGATTTCGAAGAAGTGGCTACACAGGCTATTAGATCAATAGCAGGAAGAAAAACCATAATTTCTAGATCTAGATTTAAAAACTGCGGAAACGATACAGCAACGGCAGCTGACCCAACTCACCCAATCGTATATTTCGGTGAGAAGACCGGAAATATTTTAATAGATTGTTCTAGTGATAGACAACAGGCTGCTGGTATCGTCTCTGTGAATACTATTAACGCAGTCAGCGAAGCATACAATGTAGATAAGGCTGAATTTGTTGACAGAAATTTTTCACAGATCTATCTTTCAGACAGCTTCAGGCCAGTAGCGGTATTTTCTGCATTGAACAGATATGCAGTCATTAACTATGTCCTTACTTTATCTAGCCATACACGTATTGGACAATTGGTTATGACCATAGATGAAGATTTTACTGCGGTGAATATTGCAGACAACTATACATACAGTTCAACATCATCAACATCAATCGGAGGAATGATTATGACACAATTTGAATTTTCAGCAGAGATCAGAGACAACGACGTTGACTCTGGAGTCGAAACTGTGGTGCTAAGTTATAAGAATCCGGTTGGTAATGGAGCCACAGGTAACATCTCATTCGATGTAACCTACGGTGTTTGATAAACACGGCCCTGAAAGACTAGCAAGCTGGAAAGAATTTAGAGAACAACTAGAAGAAAGCCAAAACCCCTACAAAGAAGTCGCAGAGTTTTGGAGTCCAGCACCGTTTGTTAGTCCTTATCTCGATCCAAATAATCCTTCCGAATGGCCCGATCCGTGGCATTTGGTATTAGATTCCCGCCTCGATGAGCTTGCAATAAGCCTCGGAATGCTGTATACTATTAAATTAACACGTCGGTTTATGGACGTCAATTGCGAGATACATATGTCTATGCTTCCGGGAGAAACACAACCTAGATATTTTTTAATTGTAGATAACTCACACGTTCTCAATTTTGAATATCGAACAGTTGTTGACTATCAAGCAATTTCAAATATCAAAACCAAGCTGTTATGGTCAAAGCCAGACAGCTTATAAATATCAGACCAAGATTAAATTAGAGACGCACAATGACAATTACAGTAATAAAAAGAAGCGGACAGAAAGAGCCGTTGATGATTGAGAAATGGCAGGCACAGGTGGCGAAAGTTTGTAAAGGTATTGCAGATGTTAGCCAGTCAATGATAGAAATCAAAGCACAGTTACACTTTTATGATGGAATTACCACTGAAGAGATCGACGGAATCACTCTAAGAGCGATTGTTGATCTCATCGATGTCGAATCCAATCCAGACATCGGTCACACTAATTATCAATTTGTAGCAGGTAAACAGAGATTGAGTATGCTTCGTAAGGATGTATATGGTCAATACGAACCTCCCCACCTATATGAAATCGTAAAGAAAAATGTAGAAGTTGGATTGTATACTCCAGAGCTGTTACAGTGGTATAGTGAGGACGACTGGAATCGAATGAATGACATGCTCGATCATTCAAGAGATGAAGAATATAGTTATGCAGCAATCGAGCAGTTAATAGAAAAATATCTTGTTCGCAATCGTGCGACAAAGGAAATTTATGAAACTCCACAAATTAGATACATGGTTGCGGCAGCAACTGTGTTCCATAAAGAGGAGCCGAATACTGCAAGAATGCGTTACATTAAAGAATACTATCAAGCGGCATCCGATGGTCTGTTTACTCTTGCTACACCTGTGTTGGCTGGCCTCGGCACTCCTACTAAACAGTTTTCTAGTTGTGTTCTTATCCGCAGTGACGACGATCTGGATAGCATATTTGCTTCTGGTGAGATGATGGCCAAGTATGCCAGCAAACGTGCTGGCATTGGTTTGGAGATTGGACGTCTAAGATCATTGGGTAGTCCTATCAGAGGTGGTGAAATCATGCACACTGGCATGATTCCTTTTTTAAAGAAATGGTTCGGTGATTTACGTTCATGTTCACAAGGTGGCATTCGCAATGCCAGTGCTACAGTTTTTTATCCTATTTGGCATCATCAGTTCGACGACCTCATTGTTCTTAAGAACAATCAAGGAACTGAAGAAACTCGCGTTAGACACATGGACTACGGAGTTGTATTATCAGCGTTCTTTTGGCGTAGGTTTAAAAATAAGGAACACATTACGTTCTTTGATCCTAACGAAGTTCCTGATCTTTACGAAGCCTTCTATAAAGATACAGACCTATTCGAAGATCTGTATGTCAAATATGAAAAGCGCAAAGACCTACGCAAAAAGGTAATGAGTGCTGAAGAAGTTTTCAAGGGTGGTATACTGAAAGAACGCACAGATACAGGTCGCATCTATTTGGTGTTTATTGATAATGTGATTAATCAAGGACCATTTGATCCTGAATATCATACGATATATCAGAGTAACTTGTGCTGTGAGATTCTATTGCCCACACGTCCCTTTAAACGACTTGACGACGATAGTGGTCGCATAGCGTTATGCACACTGGGATCTATCAACTGGGGATCGTTCCGAAATCCAGAGGACATGCGTAGAGCCTGTAGGATTCTACAGCGTAGCCTGTGTAACATCCTTGACTACCAAGACTTCTTGTCGATACAGAGCAAGTTAAGTAACGATGAGATACAACCATTGGGTATCGGTGTAACTAATCTTGCCTATTGGCATGCTAAGAGGGGATTAAAATATGGCGACAAAGACGCACTATCGGAAGTTAAAAGTTGGATGGAACATCAGGCCTACTATCTCACTGAAGCCAGTGTCGAACTTGCAAAAGAGCGAGGCAAGTGTAAAGATTCGGACAGAACAAGATACGGACAAGGAATCTTCCCTTGGGAACTCAGAGCCAAAGGAGTCGATCAACTTACAAAATTCGATCCTGAACTTGATTGGGAATCTCTTAGGAAAGAAATGAAAGAACACGGAGTTAGAAATGCTACACTAATGGCGATCGCTCCGGTTGAATCAAGTTCTGTTGTTATTAATTCAACGAATGGTATTGAAATGCCTATGTCGCTTATTTCAACTAAGGAATCAAAAGCAGGTTCATTTACACAAGTTGTTCCTGAATATAATCGATTAAAGAACAAATATCAATTGATGTGGGATCAAAAAGATTGCGACGGATATCTAAAAACTGCGGCAGTTCTTGCAGCGTATGTTGATCAGAGTATTTCTACAAATACTTTTTATAATCCGGCACACTTTCCAAACAGAAAAGTTCCAACTACACTTATAGCTAAGAATTTAATGCAGGCACAGATATGGGGTATTAAAACTTTCTATTACAGTTTAATCAATAAGGCTGGCGCAAAACACGAAGAAGCTACCCCTGAAGTTCACTATAACGGATTTCACGAAAGAGAATCTGAACCAAGTATAGAAGAAGATTGCGAGGCATGTAAACTATGAGTCAAGCTCAGTATAACTTAAACACAAAGACAGACTATCTATCACGTAAAATGTTTCTAGACCCTGCTGGTCCAGTTACTATTCAACGATTTGAAGAAGTTAAATATAAAAAGATTGCAGACTTTGAAGCCACAGCACGTGGTTTCTTTTGGCAACCAGAAGAAATTAGTCTAAGCAAAGATGCAAACGATTTTAAGGAAGCAAGCGATGCAGTTAAACATATCTTCACTAGCAACCTGCTTAGGCAAACTGCTCTTGACAGTCTGCAAGGTCGCGGCCCAAGTCAAATCTTTACTCCGGTCGTAAGTCTTCCAGAACTAGAAGCATTGGTCTACAATTGGACCTTTTACGAAACCAATATACATTCAAAAAGTTATAGCCATATCATCCGTAACATCTACAACGTGCCCAAGGAAGTGTTTAACACTATCCACGATACACAGGAGATAGTAGCAATGGCATCTAGTGTAGGCAAATACTACGACTATCTACACATGATCAACTGCCGCAAAGAACTGGGCGAAAAGTTTCCCGAGCAAGAACACATTAAGGCAATTTATCTAGCCCTACATGCAAGTTATGCCTTAGAAGCATTCCGTTTTATGGTATCATTTGCCACTAGTCTTGCAATGGTGGAGAACAAGATCTTTATCGGCAACGGAAACATTATTAGCCTAATCTTACAAGACGAACTACTACACAAGGGTTGGACTGCCTACATCATTAACCAAGTTGTTAAGGAAGATCCACGTTTTAGTAAAGCAGCACAAGAATGTCAAGAAGAAGTAATACAAATTTATAAAGATGTGATTGCTGAGGAAAAAGCCTGGGCCGAATATCTTTTCCAAAAAGGTCCTGTAATTGGACTCAATGCTAACATTCTTAAAGAATTTGTAGATTATACCGCAGCAGGAGCACTCAAAGATATCGGTATTAAATATTGGGCTCCTGCTCCAAAAACTACTCCAATTCCTTGGTTCAATAAACATAGCGATACTCATAAGAAACAAACAGCTCTACAAGAGAATGAAAGCACTAATTATGTAATTGGAGTTATGAGCGATAATCTTGACTACGAAGATTTGCCGACTATATAATAAACAATATGTATAAAGCACAATTTAAAAGACACTCGCCCTACGAATCTTGGACAACCATAGGACATTATGGCAATGAAGAATCTGCCATGGCAGCAGCCTTGAGTTATAAAAACAAAGGTATGCTAATGGTCAGAGTTACAGATAAGAACGGTTCAGTAGTCTTTACAGGTTGAAAGGAAATAAATGAAAGCAATCGTATGGAGTAAGTATCATTGTCCTTATTGTGATCAAGCTAAAGCATTGTTAACACAAAAAGGCATACAATTTGAAGAAAAGAAAATCGGTGATGGTTATTCAAGAGAAGATCTTTTAGAAGCCGTTCCCACAGCACGAACAGTTCCTCAGATATTTTTAGACGGAGAATTGGTTGGTGGATTTACAGAATTAAGAGAGAGACTAAAAGATGTTAATTGATAAAGGTGTGTCAGTAGGAGAAGTAATAACTCTTAAGTTAACCAGTGGAGAAGAGTTAGTCGCTAAACTCACAGAAGAAACAGCCACGTATTACAAATTAAGTAAACCAATGGTTATTGGTATGGGTGCTAAAGGACCTGGACTGATGCCTTATCTGTTTACAGTAAGTCCTGATAAAGAAATTAAACTGCTTAAAACCACGGTGACTGTAGCAGAAGCTACAGACAAACAGTTTGCTGATCAATTCGTTCAGTCA